CCGTGGACGCCGCCAGCCCCATCGAGACCGTGGGCGTCTCCGAGGGCTCCGAGGGCACCAGCCTGGGCACCATGGGCGCCAAGCCGGTGGGCAACCTCAACAGCATCTACCGATGCGCCTACGGCTACAACCGGTGGAGCCAGTCCGCGCTGCGCCAGTACCTCAACGGGTCCGGCACCGACTGGTGGAGCCCGCAGAACAAGTGGGACCGACCGCCGACCTACGTGGCCAAGCACGGCTTCCTGGACGGCATCCCGGCCGAGGAGCTGGCGGTCATGCGCAAGGCCAAGGTCGTGACCGGCGTTCCCTACTGCGAGGAGGGCACGAGCTCGCAGCCCGTGGTGGACACCACCTATGACCTCGTGTTCCTGCCCAGCCTGGAGCAGCACTTCCTGGCGACCAACGAGGCGGCCATGAAGGGGCTGGAGGGCGACGCGTGGGAGTACTGGATGCGCGCGGCCGAGAGCTCGGCGCCGCTGGCGCTGTGGCAGACGTACCCGCAGCTGATCACCTACGCCATCAACGCGAAGACCAGCCCACAGAACGTCTGGACACGGTCCGCTAATCGCTCCACCGGCCACACCACGTTCCGCGTGACCTCGTCCGGCCGCGTCGACAACTACCGCGCGCAGAGCGCGTATAGGTGCGCGCCCGCCCGCATCATCTAATCCACCCAATCGCGGCGGGCACCCGCCCGCCGCGCACACCAACGACCGAGAAACGGAGGGCACGTGTCCGTACCCAAGAGGCTGAGGAAGAAGAGCAGGCTGGAGGTGTTCAGGGACTCCGCCGACCTGGCGGAGTACGTCCTGAAGATCACCAGCAACGAGAAGGTGTTCAAGCCCGAGCACCGCGTCGTCACCGACAAGATCATCTCCGCGACGCTCGACGCGTCGCGCTTCATCTGGTGCGCCAACGAGATACGCATCAGGAAGGACGATCCCGAGCTGTACCGCGAGCGCCGCAGGCTCCAGGACATGGCCATGACCGCGCTGCGCGAGCAGCTGTACCTCATCGACCTGGCCTGGGACGTCATGCACCTGTCCGAGAGACGCGCGCAGTACTGGATCGGCAAGGTCGTCGACCTGCGCGCCAAGGTCGACTCATGGAGGGAATCCGACGCCCGCAGGTACGGGCGTCTGTAGGTTCCGGGGCCATGGCTGAACAGAACGTCTGGACACGGTCCGCTAATCGCAACAACGGCAACAACACGTTCATCGTGAACTCGTCCGGCAACGTCAACAACAACAACGCACAGAACGCGAATAGGTGCGCGCCCGACCGAAGCGGCGACAGCGAGCAGAACGGCCGCGGCACAGCCGCGGCGCCGCGCGAGGCCGCTGCGGGGAGCCATGACCCTGAGCCCGAGAGGGCCGAACAAAGCCGGGGCGACGCGGGCGCGGCTGGCACGCGGTCCCGCTGCACGCGCCCCGGATACCGACCGCAACTGGAGCCCGGCGAGCTGAACGGCGTCGTCGGGTTCCTCGCTTTAAGGGAGAGCGCCAAGAAGTGCCGGCGCGGCGTCATGTGGAAGGACAGCGTGGCCGGCTACATGATGCACCTGTCAGAGCGCACCCTGCTGCTGCACCGCGAGCTCACAGAGGGCAGGTACAAGGCCGGGCCCGTGCGCTCGTTCACCGTGACGCAGCCGAAGCGCCGGGAGATCGTGAGCGTGGGCTTCAGGGACCGCGTCTTCCAGCGCAGCCTCAACGACAACAGCATCTACCCCCGCATGGTTTCCGGTTTCGTCCTGGACAACGCGGCGTGCCAGACCGGCAAGGGCACGGACTTCGCGCGCGAGCGCCTGAAGGAGTTCATGCGCCGCCACTACCGGAAGCACGGGCCGAACGGCTGGGTGATGCAGGCGGACGTGTCCGGCTACTACCCGAACATGAGCCACGAGGTGGCCGAGGCCACGTTCGCCGCCAAGCTGCCGCCCGAGATCATGGAGCTGGCCCTGTCGACCATGCGCCGGCAGTACCCCGGCGACGTCGGCTACAACCCGGGCTCGCAGATGATACAGATCGCCGGCATCAGCGTGCTGGACCCGCTGGACCATGTCATGAAGGACCGGATGCGCGCCAGGAACTACGTGCGCTACATGGACGACATGGTGGCCATAACCGGCCCGAAGGCGGAGGCGCAGGCGCTCCTGGCCGCCGCCGGCGACACCCTCCATACGCTAGGCCTGGAGCCGAACCCCAAGAAGTCGCGCGTCTACCCGCTGCGCGACGGCATCTCCTTCCTGGGCTTCAGGTTCGTGCTGACGCCGACCGGCAAGGTGCTGATGCTCCTGCTGCCGTCGAACGTCAAGCAGGAGCGGCGGAAGCTGGCGAAGCTGGTGCGGCTGGCGAAGAACGGCCGGATGATGCGCTGGCAGGTCGACGAGTGCTTCGAGGCGTGGCGCAACCACGCGAGCAAGGGGGACAGCACCACGCTGATCAGGCGCATGGACGCCTGGTACTCGGGACTGTGGAAGGAGTGAGAGATGGAGATCAAGCGAGCGGGTCAGGCCGTGGCCGACGCCAGGCGCGCCGAGAACATCGCAGCTGCCCAGGCGAAGGGCGACGCGATGCTGGAGTACGTGGCGATGATGGCAGACGTCGAGATCCCCTACGAAGAGGGCGAGGAGGGCCCCATGGGAGAGGGGGTGGTGTAGATGGCCGAGGCGAAGCTGAGCGCCTACGCGAAGAAGGTGCGGTCGTTCTACTTGAACGGCTTCTGGAGCGCGTCCATGGTCGGCGACGCCCTGAAGAAGGGGCGCATCACCAAGAAGGAACACGACGCCATCTTGGCGAGCAAGGAGTCGTAGCGACATGACCGAGGTGCTTCAGCTTTTCGCGCCCTACGGCCCCGGCACCCTGTTCGGCGCCCTGCTCCTCCTCGTCGTCTTCTACTTCGGCAAGCAGTGGATCGAGGAGTACAAGAAGCAGAACGAGCGCAAGGCGGCGCTGGACCAGAAGCGCGAGGACAGAAAGCAGTCCGAGGTCAACGAGCGGGCGCAGCGCGACCGCGAGCGCTCGGAGATGGAGGGCCGCATCGCGGCCCAGATGGACCGCAGCAACACGCTCATGGAGGGCATGAAGACCCTGATGGAGTCCGTCCTGGCGTCGAACGAGGCGCTGCACGCCGACTTCATGACGAGCCGCGAGCGGTCCCAGGGCATGGCCGACGACCTCACGCACGTGCGCGACCGCGTGGACATGCTCTACGACAAGGCAGCGAGAGACTAAGGAGAAAGACATGACCATCATGCAAGCAACGGCGGCCATCGTGCTGTCCCTGCTGGTGCCGTTCGCGGTCCAGCTGATCAAGAACGAGGCCATGACCGGGAAGGGCGCCCGCGCGCTCGCCCTGTCGTGCAGCCTCGCCGCCGGCCTCGTGACCGGCTTCATCGGCGGCATGCCGTCCGACCCCGGCGCGTTCGTCACGTGCGTGTTCGCGGTCGTGGGTGGCGTGCAGTCCGCCTACACCCTGTTCAAGGGCGTGGGCTTCACATCCAAGTGGCTCGACGCGCTCCTGGGCGTGGGAACGCCCGGCGATGGCGATGCGGACTAGCGCCAGGCTGAAGGTGGCCGCCGGCGCGCTGTCCGGCGTCCTGGCGGCCACGTGCTTCTGGGGCTGGGCGCTGGTCGACCACGCCGGCCGAGACGCGGACATGCTCGCCGAGGCCCGGGAGCAGGGACGGCAGGAGGCGCGGGCCCAGATCGTGCTCGACCGCCCCGTGCCGGAGGGGAACTGGATGCCCCTGTGGCTCCAGACCGACCCGCAGTGGTCGCGCGTCGAGTACTCCACCGGCACCATCGAGAGCCACGGGTGCGGCCTCACGTGCGCGGCCATGGCCATCAAGTACATGACCACGCAGGACGTCACGCCGCTGATCCTGTCGGGCTACGTGGGCGACGAGTGCCTGACCGGCGGCATCAACGACATGGCCAAGTTCAGTCGCTGGATCTGCGAGCGGTACCCGGAGTACGGCATCGAGCATTCGGGCGCCGTCTGGACGCTCGACGAGGCTCTAGCGCTCGTGGACGACGGCTGGCTGGTCTTCGCCGGCATGGAGGGCGCCCTGGGCGGCAAGCAGTACGGCAGCCACGTAGTCCTCCTGTGGGGCGTGGACGAGAACGGCAACTACCTCATGAGAGACCCCGACGACGCCGAAAACTCGGCCAGACCGTGGACACGCGAGGAGCTGGCGTCGGCTACGTGGGGAAACTTCAACGGACTGAAAGGCGGATACTATGGCAACTGACGAGCAGGAGATCACCACCATCTTCGACGAGCCCGCAGAGGACGAGATGGAGCCCGAGGACAGCGTGATGGGCAGCAAGGTGCAGGATGGGGGCGAGTAGCATGGCAGGCATCCTCCCCACCATCGTCGACGTGTCCTACTTCCAGGGCAGCATCGCATGGGGCACCACCAAGGACAACGTCCACTTCGCCATCCTGCGCGTGCAGGACGGCACCTTCCTGGACCCGAAGCTGAGCGAGTACATCAGGGGCTGCGAGAGCAACGGCATCCCCTACTACCTGTACGGCTTCTACCGCAACGGCGGCTCAACCGAGGCCGCCCGCATGGTCTCGCGCGCCAAGGCTGCGGGCGCCACCAAGGTGCGCGGCTACGTGCTCGACGTGGAGGTGTCCGGCCTGTCGGTGCCCGGCATCAAGTCGGCCATGGCCACGCTCAACGCCACGGGCCTGGACAACGGCATCTACATCGCCAACCACCTGTGGAGCGAGTACGGCGGCCACGACTACGGCGAACACTGGCGCTGGATCCCGACCTACGGCGTGAACGACGGGAAGGCGCACACGCCACCATCGCACCCGTGCGACCTGTGGCAGTTCACCAGCGCGGGCAGGGTGCCGGGAATCTCCGGCAACGTCGACTGCAACGCACTGAACGGAGACCGCGACCTCGACAGCTTCACCGGCCCCGTCGAGACAGGCACCGGCGGAGGCCAGGCCGCTGACCTGAACCTGTCCGCCGCCGAGCTCGTGGGCAACGTCTTCGCCGGCCTGTACGGCAACAACGACGAGCGAAAGGCGAACCTGGGGGACCGCTACGACGAGATCCAGGAACTGGTGAACCACGTGTGCACGGCGTCGGTCTCCACGCTCGTCGGCGAGGTATGGGCCGGCAAGTGGGGCAACGGCGAGGTGCGCAAGCGCGCGCTGGCGAACCGCTACGACGAGGTGATGGACGCCATCAACAAGGCGCAGGGCATCGGGCAGAAGACCTACACGGTGAAGTCCGGCGACAACCTCAGCTCCATCGCGAAGGAGTACGGCACCACGGTGTCGGCGCTCGCCGCGGCCAACGGGATCGCCAACCCGAACCTGATCTACGCCGGCCAGGTTCTGAAGGTCGCCTAGCGCGAGAGGCGAAAGGGCACCACGAGGGTGAAGCCGCCGCGCATCGCGCACACTAGCCAGGTGTTCGCAATAAGTTGCGAGCGGTCCGCCATTCGCAACCTATCCGAACCCCCGCCAGGGCAGTCGCCAGGGCGGGGGTTCGGCTTTTCACCGCCGCCTCCGCCACCGCCGCCGCGGCCCCCGTCGAACGTGAACTCCACCAGGACCTCGCCGTGCGATCGGTCGAGCACCACGCGGCTGACGAACAGGCGCACGGCCTCCAGCGGGTCCCGGCGGCCCATGACGCGGCGCACCCAGAACTCCACCTCCTCGCCCGACAGCAGCGGGCAGGCGCGCTCCATCTCGGCCAGGTCCCGCTCCAGCGCGCCCCTCTCCTCCGAGAGCTCGGCCATCTTCGCGGCCACCGCGTCCACGGCGCCCGTCTTCGCCGCCAGGTCGACCATGCGCGACTGCTCGCGCGCGTTCTCCTCCAGGCGCGAGCGCATGGCGTCCATGGCCGCCACGTCCCCCGCCGCCGCCTCGTCCTGCTCGGCCAGCACCATGGCCACGATGGCGGCCACCGCGTCGTCGTCGGCCTCCAGGATCCCGGCGACCCCGCGCGCGACCTCCGCCTCCAGGGCGTCCTGGCGCACCGCGTGGCCCGTCGCCGGGCACTTGTAGTAGGTGTACTTCCGCCCGCTTTTGCCGTGGCCGCTCTGCGACTGGTAGCGGTGCCCCTCCTCGTCGAACAGCTTGCCCGTGAGCAGGTAGTCCATGACGCCCCTCCTCCTTCGCGTGGCGGCCGCGAGCATGCGCTGGACCGCATAGAACAGCTCGTCCGACACGATGCGCGGCATCCCGCCCTCGACGACGTGGCCGCCGTAGCTGTAGCGACCGCGGTACTTCTCGTTCCTGAGCATGCGCGACAGCATGCTGACCGTGAGCGGCTTGCCCATCTTCGTGCGCACCCATGAGTACTCCGCGCATATCTCCGGCATGCCCATGCCGTCGGCGTAGGCCTCGAAGCAGCCGAGCACCACGGGCGCCTCCACCTCGTCCAGGGCGAAGTAGCCGTCCGCGCCCAGCTCGTAGCCGAACGTGCGCACGCCGTTGTGCCGGCACTTCTCGGCGTTGCCGTCCAGCCCGCGCCGCACGTTCTCGGACAGGTTCGCGCTGTAGTACTCGGCCATGCCCTCCAGCACCGACTCCAGCAGGATCCCGTCCGGCCCGTCCTCGATGCGCTCGGTGGCGCTCACCACGCGCACGCCCGCGCGCCTCAGCCTCATCTTGTACACGGCGCTGTCGTAGCGGTTGCGCGCGAAGCGGTCCGTCTTGTAGACGTACAGCACCTCGAAGGCCCCGCGCTGGCCGTCGGCGACCATCTGGAGGAATCCGTGGCGGTGGTCCACCGACGTGCCCGTGCTCGCCCTGTCCTGGTACACGCGCACCACGTTGTCCCCGGCGCGCTCGGCAGCCTCGGTGCAGACACGCACCTGGTCCTCGATGGACTCCTCGCGCTGCCCCGCCGAGCTGTAGCGCGCGTAGATCGCGGCGACGGCCACTACTCGACCTCCGGCGCGTTCGCGGGGTCGCGCGAGAGGCTGACGGCCACGCTGTGGAGCACGTGGCGCCCGTTCTCGTTCATGGACTCGTAGGCCCGCTCTATGGACTCCAGACGCTTGTCTATCACGCGGTACACGGGCTCCTGGGGCTCGGGCGTGCCGTACTGCTCGTTCAGCGTGCCGGGCGTCACCAGCCCCTCGCCGAAAAGATCCTCCACGGTGACGCCGAAGAACCGGGCGAGCCTGGGCAGCTCGCCGCGGTCCCTGGGCATCGTCTTCATCTGCTCCCAGTTTCGGTAGGTATTCAGGGGAACGTCCAGCTGTTTTGCCGCTTCTTCCTGAGATAGGCCGGATCTTTTCCTAATGCTTTTTAGCTCGAATAGCACCGTTGTCACCTCCCAAAACCTACTGACTAATCACCTGCAAATTATAAGTTCATAGTTTCCTATTGACTAGCAACCTATAAACGGTTATCTTCAACTCGTCGCCAAGAGGTGACTAATTCACCAGTAACAGACGAAGAAAGGAGAAAGCGATGGCGAAGAACCAGATCGTGGCGCTGATGTTTGAGGAGGTGGAACCCGGCCTCATGCACGAGACGGAGGCGAGCCTGAAGGCGCGCATCAGGGACCTGTTCGGCTTCGACAGCTCGCTGATCGTCCCGCTGGAGACGGGCGGCCACGTGGCCTTCAAGTCCGACGGGCGCAAGTACAGCGTCTACGACCACGCCGCCTTCAGCGTGTGCGGCGCCGGCTGGTCCACGGACTTCTCGACCCTGGAGCGCGCGCCCCAGTACGACGAGGGGGTGGAGCAGTGAACGGCAAGCTGATGAAGGAGCGCCGCAAGGAGCTCGGCATGACCCAGATGGACCTCGCGGTGAGGATGGGCGTGCAGCTGTCCAACGTCTCCAGCTGGGAGCGCGGGGCCCGCACGGCGAGCGTCCCGAACCTTCGCAAGCTCGCCGGGATCCTCGGCGTGAGCATGGAGGAGCTGCTGGCGGACGAGCCCGAGACGGCGGCGGTCTAGATGGGAGGCACGAATGGCAGGCACGTCTACGCTCTACCCCAGGATCGCGGCCGTTCGCGCGGCCTTCGAGGACCCGGCGGTGCGGGCGGAGTTCGAGCGATGGAGGGCGGAGCGCGCCGCGGCCGGCAAGCAGTTGCGCGCCCCGTCCAGCGTGAGGACGCGCACCTGCGCGCCCGGCGCGAAGCATACACCAACCGCGGCGCTGACGTCGCGGTGATCGTCGCCGTGGCCGTCGCCGTCGTGTGCGCGCTGTGCCTGGGTCAGGCGTGCCAGCTGGCGTACAGCCACGGGCGCGCGGCGGGCTACGCGAGCGGCGTGCAGGTCGCGGACCAGCAGCAGTACGACCGCGGCTACTCCGCGGCGGTCTACGAGTACCGCGAGGGGGTGGCCGAATGGGCGAGCGAGTAGGCGCCATCGTGGCAGTGGACCCCGGCACGCAGCACACGGGCGTGGTCTACATGGACGCCCGGCGCGTGATCGACGCGGAGACCATCGCCTACCCCGCCGCCGTGCGCGGGGACAACGAGAAGCTGGACGAGCGCTGCGAGTCCATCTGGCGGCGGCTGGAGCGCTTCCTGGCGTCCCACCCGCACGACCTCGTGGTGATCGAGGGCTACCAGCAGCAGGGCGGCCGCGGGCACATGTCCATGAGCCACCAGACACCGTGGCTGGTCGGCTCGCTCACCTCGCACCTGCACAAGGCGGGCGAGCCCTTCGAGATCCAGCTGAGCGCGCGGGTGCTGCACCCGAAGGCGCGCGGGAACCGCGCCCAGGCGGTGCGCGACCTGAAGGAGGGGCGCTACGTCTACCAGGGCCAGCGCCTGCTCACCAACGAGCACCTGCGCAGCGCGTTCGCCCACGGCCTGTACTGGCTCGACCACCACTG